AGCAACTGGTGGAACTCATGTCTTTGAAAGCAAAGACGGAGTTGTTCTTCGTGCTACATCAACTACAGCAATAGCGGATGGTGATGACCTGGTAGGTTACATCGTTTACATTGTTGACTAAAAGTCGAATAAGAGGGGGTTCATCCCCCTCTTTTTTTTAATTATTTTTTTTAAAGGAAATCATGGCATCAGTAGTAGAAATTTGTAATTCATCATTAAATATTTTGGGAGCGACAAGGATTGTCAGTTTAACGGAGGATTCCAAGAATGCACGGTTATTAAACCAACGCTACGAACCGGTACGCGATGCGGTTTTTCGCGCGCATCCCTGGAACTGTTTATTAAAACGCGTGGAGCTGGCGCAAGACACCGCCACACCCGCATTTGAATATTCTTATCAATACACGCTGCCTTCTGATTGTTTGCGTGTCATTCGATCACAATACTCTGAGGTTTCAACGGGTGAGGAATATCGCGTTGAAGGAAGAAAGATATTGAGTGATGAAAGCACGATTAAAATTTTATATGTGGCGAAAATTACCGACCCCAATGAATTTGATACGTTATTGCGTGAAACAGTCGCGGCGAGACTGGCGCATGAATTATGCTTTGCCATCACGCAGAACAACGGATTGGTGCGCGGCTTATATGAGTTATACGAATTAAAATTACGAGAAGCTCGGCACGCCGATGCGGCGGAAAATTCTGTTGATACGGTGAATCGTTTTCAAGCGAATGAATTTATAACTTCAAGGTTGTAATGCCTAAAGTTTCAGCGGCATTAACCAACTTCACGGCTGGGGAGTTATCCCCGCGGTTGAGGGGAAGAACGGATTTAGAGAAATATTTCAACGGGTGCAAGATCATGGAGAACATGACCATTCATCCGCACGGAGGCGCAAGCCGCCGACCGGGAACGAAATTCATTCACGAAGTCAAGACAAGTTCTTTATCAACCAGGCTGATTCCCTTTGAGTTTTCAACAACGCAGACCTATGTCCTGGAGTTTGGTAATTTATATATCCGTTTCTTCAAGGATGGGGGAATCATAACCGAAGGGGATAAGACGATAACCGCGATCACGGGAGCTGATCCAGGGGTTGTCACTTCATCCTCGCACGGATATTCCAATGGCGATTTTGTCATCATTACCAGTGTCGTGGGAATGACCGAAGTCAACGGCAAGACATTCAAGGTTGCCAATAAAACAACGAATACTTTTGAACTGCAAGACGTGGATGGAAGCAATGTGGACACTTCCGGTTACACGACTTATTCCTCCGCGGGAACGATTAATAAAATTTATCAAATTACAACAACTTATGCGACTGCGGATTTATTTAATTTAAAATTCGCGCAGTCTGCGGACACGATGTACATCGTGCATCCGACTTACAAGCCGCAAAAATTAACCAGGTCGGCGCATGCAAGCTGGACTATCGGAAGCTACGCGCCAACTTCAGATCCTTTCACCTCCACAAACAACTATCCGAGTTGCGTGGCGATTTATGAGGAACGACTGGTTTTTGCGAACACCAACACCGCTCCACAAAAATTATGGTTCAGCGTGGCGGGTGACTTTGAGGACATAACGACCGGAACGGATGCGGATGATGCCTTGACTTTCACCATCGGCTCTGACCAGGTGAACGCGGTGAGGTATCTCTCCTCCATGCGCACCTTGATCATTGGAACGACTGGCGGGGAATTTACGGCGACAGCTTCAAGCACCTCGGAGCCTATCACGCCAACGAACATACAGATTAAAAGACAATCGGCTTATGGATCCGCCAATGTGGATGTCATACCGGTTGCGAACGTGACTTTGTTCTTGCAGAGAGCGAAAAGGAAGTTACGCGAATTAGTTTATGATTACAATGTTGATTCTTATGTCGCGCCGGATCTGACAATCCTGGCGGAGCATGTCACCAAGAGCGGAATCACGCAACTGTCCTATCAACAGGAACCGGACAGCATTGTATGGACAACAAAGACAGACGGCATCCTGGCGGGGATGACTTATCAGCGCGTGGAGAATGTCATAGGATGGCACCGGCATATTCTTGGCGGTAAATCCGACACGACTAAAAACATCATACAACAATCAAAAAGTTTTACGGCGAACGCAAGCAATGTTTCAACATCAGGCAACACAATAACCATTTCCTCCCATGGTTTTTCAACGGGTGATGCCGTGTATTATTATACGGCATCCAATCCGATTGGAGGATTAAAGACGGACACCTTGTATTATTTGATTAGTTCAGACAGTAATACAATTAAGCTGGCTGCGACATCCGCTGATGCCACGGCGGGAACGGCGATTAGCTTAACAACGGCACCGAGCAGTGATACAACGCAGTACATTTACCAGGGTGTGAACATTGAGAATGACACATTGCACTCTGCATCGCACGGACTGAACACGAATGATGTTATTTATTATGATAACACCGGAACCGCGATCGGAGGATTGTCCGAGAATACAAAATATTATGTTAAAAAAATTAATGACAATGAATTTAAAATATCAACAAGATTGGATTTAAGCTCTTTTGTTTCTTTAACATCAGCTCATACGAGCGAGCAAACGGATAACATTTTCACCAACACCATGGCTGAATCAGTGGCGACCATACCGGGTGATCTTAATGAGGACACGACTTACATGATCGTTAAAAGAATCATCAATGGTTCGGTCAGGCGGTATGTGGAATATTTTTCCTCGTATGATTACGGGGATGACATTGAGGATGCTTTTTATGTTGACAGCGGCTTGACGTACGACAGCACCGCGACAACATCCATCACCGGACTTGACCACCTGGAAGGGGAGACAATTTCCATTTTAGCGGATGGCTCAAGTCATCCTGATAAGACGGTTTCAAGCGGAGCCGTAACATTGGATCGTTCAGCGAGCGTTGTCCAGGCGGGGTTGGGATATTCATCCTTGTTGGAAACAATGCCTTTGGAAGTGCCAAGTCAGGAAGGCACATCCCAGGGAAAGATAAAAAGGATTCACGATGTCACGCTTCGTTTTTATAAAACGGTTGGCGCGGAAGTCGGATCCGATGAAACGGACATGGAAACGATTAATTTTCGCACGGGTAGCATGCCGATGAGCACGGCGATCACGCCGATCACGGGTGACAAGGAGATAGAGTTTCGTGGTGATTACAGCACGGATGCAAAAATCATCATTCGTCAAACACAACCTCTGCCAATGACCGTGTTGGCGGTGTATCCGCGATTAACAAGCAATGAGGGATAATGTATCTTATTCCATTTAAGTCAGATCACGCAAAGATCATGATGAGCCAGGGAACCAACGCCGCGCAGATTGGCATGGATCCCGATCATTTTGACATTTTTAACAATCTGGAGTTTCAAGACAAGTCATTCACCGCCGTCAAGGACAACTCTTTTATTTGCAGCGGTGGAATTGTGCCGATGTGGCACGGCGTGTTTGAAGGATGGGTCATTGGATCCAATAAGATTTGGGATTACCCCCTCCTGGCTGCGCGCACCATAAGAAAAGGATTGGACAAGTTATATCAGGAACATGAGATTGTACGATTACAAACAGCCGTACGGTCTGATTTTCCAAAAGGAATTAGATTCGCCAAGTGGCTGGGTTTCAAGGAAGAAGGTTTAATGAAAAAATACGACATTGAAGGCAAGGACTTCATTCGCTTTGCGAGGATAACATAATGGCACCACTGGCAATAGCCGCATCAGCGGCAACAACCGTTGTATCCACTCTTGGATACATGGGCGCAGCCAATGCTGCGGAAACAGAAGGCGCGTACAATAAAAAGATTTATAATTACCGCGCGGACATCACCGAGAAGGATGCAGAGTTAATCAATGAGCAGAACCGCATTAATAAAATCAAGTTTAACCGCATCGCGAGAAGCCAGGCTGCTTATACGAATGTCGCTTATTTGAAGAACGGCATTGTCCTGGATGACGGTGATCCGACTTCCACCCCTCAAAAGGTCATAAAGAATAATGCGGAACTTGTCGCTTTTGAAAAAAAGGTGATGGATTACAACGCAGCCATCGGCGTGAAGAAGCAAATGGATGCAGCGGTCTTTGAAAGAATGCAAGGTGATGTCGCGAACATGACGGCGAGGAACCAGGCGTTAGGATATAAATATCAGGCGGGAGCTTCCTTATTAGGAGGAGCCTCTAAAACTGGACAAATTTATAAGAATTATTATTAATTATGGTTAAAATTCCCACAGCAGAAGAACTCACCGGCACCCAGGTTCAAGTTACACCCGGAGCCAAACCTAATTTTTTATTACCAAGCGGATCCCTTTCATCCCCCTTTTTGCAAATGGCGGATGCCTCGGCAAGAGCGGGAAGCGCCGTTGTTGATTTCGCCACCTCACTGCAAGATGCCAAGAACAAGACCATTTTGAATAACGCCGTTTCCTCCATGAAGGGGGAGCTGCAAGAATATCAACAGGCTTTGTACACCGGCGTAATAAATCCCGATGATGGTTCGATAACTCCTTTTGATCCATTGGATATGGGAGCCTTGCTTCTTGATAAAAAAAATAACTTAATACGGACTTATGTAACGAACAACAAGGATGCCAAAGGACTGCTTGGAAATCAAATCAAGTCAACTTTTGAACTGGAATGGATTGAAATTGCGGATCAGGTCAACAAGGAGGCGAATAAACGAATTGACAAGGAACACATCATTTCCGTCTTTACATCCATTGACATGATCCAAGCTGAACTTATTCGCGACATCAACATGGATGAGGAAACAAGGGGGAAGAATTTTGCAAAGGTGATTCAATTATTTGATGAAATCTCACACAAGGTTCCATCACAAACATTGCTCGCGGCGATGGACAGTTTTAAAAGGGATGTCACGGAAGGACAGTTTTTAAATTTCACCAAGAATCTTCCGATACAATCCATCGCGGACATCGCCGACAAGGCGATCTCCTTGAACTTTGAAAACATCTCCAATGCGGGAGTGGCGCAAACCATGAGGGAGCTGTGGCAGAC